ACAACATGGGTATCGGATACGTGGTAAACGATAAATACGTTGTTGGTTTGGTAAAGGCAGGAGAAGATTCAACAGGTGAAACTTCTTATGACCTTTGGGGCCGTTACAACTGGAATGCAAACATGTATGTTTCAGTTCAAGCACCAACAGAAGAAATGATGGACAACTTAACAGTTGGACTTGGTTATTCTTATGATGTGTGGAAAGGTCTTTGCGTTGAACCTAACTACAGTATGGGTTTAAAAGAAGATGAAGCAGGTGAAAGAAATGGTTCTTTCAACTTAGGCTTGTCTTACAAGTTTTAAACTTAGTATTAATTAAAAAAAGTCCTGGTAACAGGCATTAAAAAAATGGAAAAAGTATTTTCAACAGTAAGCGGATTTTTAGCAGGATTAGGAGCATTATTTATGGCTTTTATCCCAGTAACAATCTTATGGTACGTTTTAACAGGCGGATCAGTATTCGGAATGGACGTAATTGCTAATTTAACTTCACTAGTAAGTGGATTTGGAGAAGGTGGTTTCGTAGGATTAGTAGTTTTAATCTTAGTAGCATCATTTTTTACAAAAAAGTAATAGTTTTTTAGAACATATTTACTAAGAGAGGCGCTTCGGCGCCTCTTTTGTTTTCTACCCTTTTGTTGTATGTATCATGGAACATACGCGCTTTCTAATAAGCCGTCCCTGATTATTTATAACTCTATTAAGGTTCCTAATAACCTTATTTCCCGTACAATTTATTAACGAGACTCGAAAGAGAAAAAACCAAAGTAAAATGGCAAAAAACATTTTAAAAGAAGCTATCGCTGACGCTAAAGCTGTTCGTGAAGTTGCTCTTGCAAACGCAAAAGCCGCATTAGAAGAAGCTTTTACTCCAAAACTCCAATCTATGCTTTCAGCAAAATTATCTGAAGATTTATCTGAAGAATATTATGATGAAGATGAATCCGACATGGATGAAACTTATTATGATGAAGATAATTCTGATAAGTTATATTTTGAAGAAGATGAAGTAGATGAAGATGAAGTAGAAGAATATTCTATGGATGAGGAAATTAATTTGGAAGATATTCTTAACGAATTAGAATTAGAAGAAGGCGAAGCAGAAGAAGACGATAAAAAAGAATCTATAACTAAACCTACTGAAGTAGTAGAAGGTGAAAGATTTGATTTAGATGCTCTTCTTAAAGAAATCAATGAGGCAGAAGATAATGAAGAAATTTTAGAAGTTGAAGACGATGAAGACACATTAGTAGATGAAGAAACATTAAACGAACAAGGATGTCCTGGTAATATGGTAATGAACAATGAAGGACATTGCATGGAAGGACATGGTATGATGAATCCTATGATGAATCCTATGATGGATGAAGATATGGATGAAATGATGTATGATGAAGATATGGATGAAATGATGTATGATGAAGATATGGAGGAAATGCAAATGAATCCTATGATGAATCCTATGATGAATCCTATGATGAATCCTATGATGGAAACTAAAAAGGGATGCGGATGTACAAAAGAAAACGCAGAACTTCAAAAAACAAAATCAGCTCTGAATACAGTTCGTACTGAACTTAATGAAATTAATTTATTAAATTCTAAATTATTGTATGTTAACAGAATTTTTAAAGCAAACACTTTAGATGAGTCACAAAAACTACGTGTAGTTGAAACCTTAGATAAAGCTGAAAGTTCTAAAGAAGCTAAGTTAATATACGAAACAATCAAAGATACTTTCAGTGTTGCTAATACAAAGAAAGAATCTAAAAAAACAACAAGATCCCTAAGAGAAGGTTTAGGAATGGCTTCTAGAGCAGCAGGCACATCTACAGCTCCTAGAAAAGAAATCATAACTGAATCTGATAATATGGTATCTCGTTTTCAAAAATTAGCAAATATTAAAATAGATTAAATAATTAAAAAACTTTAAAAATGGACACAGTAAATTCATTATTAGAAGGCGCAAGCCCTTATCAAGTTCTACAAGCTCAAGCTGGCAAATTAGCCGGTAAATGGGGTAGATCAGGACTTTTAGAAGGAATTGAATCTTCTACAGAAAAAAGTAACATGGCTATGTTACTAGAAAATCAAGCTAAACAGCTTGTAAACGAAGCAAATGCAACAAACACTAACACTAGTTTTAGTGCTGGTAATGGTGAAGCATGGGCAGGTGTAGCTCTTCCACTAGTAAGAAGAGTATTTGGTGAAATCGTAGCTAAAGATTTAGTATCGGTTCAACCAATGAACTTACCAGCAGGATTAATTTTCTACCTTGATTTCCAATATGGAAGTGGAGCAGGAACTCAATCGTTAGGTGACTCTCTTTATGCTGCATCAGCAGACATGAAAAAAACTGAATTACCAGCAGCAGGGACTTCAAAAGGTCTTTATGGCGCAGGTACATTTGGTTATTCTATTAACTCAGCTTCTATTCAATTAACATTAACAGGAGGTGGAGCTACAGAATATAATACTTTTGACAGTTTAATTACATCTACAGCGGGAGCTGATGGATCTTTTTCATCATCATTTGGTACTATAGCAGCTGCTAATTTCAGCGAAGTAAATTATGACCAAGAATTTTCAGCATCTTTAGGTACTGGTGATACATTACCTTTAACGTATATCGTTAGAATTAATACAGGAGCATTTAGTGACCCAGATTTAGAAGCAGTAAGATCATTTAGAATAAATGGTGTAACTAACTATAACCAATTTAATAACTTTACAAAAGGTAATGATTATGTACAATTATTTGTTGCTTCAGGATCATTTGCAGTTACCGCTGATGGTCAAGTTGCAGCAGGACCAACAGTTCAGTATGTTAAAGGACCTGACAATTTAAATGATGTTGGTGATTTTGAAGATACTTCAACTACAGCTCCAGCAGCTGGATCAGGTAATGTATCTACATTAGCTATCCCAGAAATTAACGTTCAGTTAAGATCTGAAACAGTTGCTGCTAAAACACGTAAATTGAAAGCACAATGGACACCTGAGTTCGCTCAAGATCTTAATGCTTATCATTCAATTGACGCTGAAGCAGAATTAACTTCAATCTTAAGTGAGTACATTTCAATGGAAATTGATTTAGAAATTTTAGATATGTTAATTGCAAACGCTGATACAACGGATGCTTGGAGTGCTAAAGTAGCTCGTGAATTAGCTTCTGATGGAAGTATTTCAGATGATTCAGGAACAGGTGTATACTACACAAAAATGTCTTGGTTCCAAACTTTAGGTGTTAAATTACAGAAAGTTTCGAATTTAATTCACCAGAAAACTTTAAGAGGTGGTGCCAACTTTATGGTAATATCTCCTAAAATTTCTACAGTTTTAGAATCAATCCCAGGATTTGCAGCTGACTCTTCAGGAGACTCTGACAAATACGCAATGGGGGTTCAAAAGATTGGTGCAATTAATTCAAGATATACAGTTTATAAAAACCCTTACATGACAGAAAATACTATCTTGATGGGTTATAAAGGATCTCAATTCCTTGAAACTGGTGCTGTATTTGCTCCATACATTCCTTTAATCATGACACCTCTAGTGTATGACCCAGCGTCGTTCACGCCAAGAAAAGGTATCATGACTAGATATGCTAAGAAAATGGTTCGTCCAGATTTCTATGGTAAGATCACAGTTCGTGACCTAGATCAACTATAATAGTTAATTTTATTATATTAAAGAGAGCCGCATTAGCGGCTCTTTTTTTTATATGTATAACTAAACGTTATATATGGTTAAACCCAACACATCAAAAAAACCCCCAAAAGGTTCGGTTAGATTTTCACTTTCACTTTCAGAAGAACAAAAATCAGCAAAACAAGCAATCCTACATCATCCATACAATTTTATTGTTGGTAAAGCAGGTTCAGGTAAAACATTGTTAGCTTGCCAAGTTGCATTAGACATGTTTTTTAAAAGACAAATTGATAAAATTATAATAACGAGACCTACAGTGTCAACTGAAGACAATGGATTTTTACCTGGTTCAGAAAAGGAAAAAATGGAACCGTGGATTGTACCTATTAAATCTAATATGCGCAAAATTTACAACAAACCTCTTATTTTAGAAAAAATGGAAAAAGATGAATCAATTGAATTATGTTCATTAGCTCACTTTAGAGGTAGAACATTTGAAAATGCAGTTGTAATAGTTGATGAATTTCAAAATTTAACTCGTTCACAATTTAGAATGGCTTTAGGTAGATTAGGAAAAAACTCAACCATGATATTTTGTGGAGACAACCAACAAATTGACTTAAAAGATAAAAACTATTCTGCAATAGTTGACTTACCTAAAATTAATAATTCTCAATATGTTTATAAAAGAGTATTATTAGATAATCATCGTCATATAGCAATAGATGAAGTATTTGAATTATTGAACGGAATGTAACCTCTTCCATTGTTCTTTCATATTTATACGAGAACAACTAAATTAAATTAAAATGGCAGAAATTCCTATTTGGCCCGGCTCTTCATCTTTTGGATTAATAGACGATCCTACACCTTTTGGTTTTTATGATTCTGATGATGACTTTAGAATAGATGCTGATAAAGTAGCACACTGGTGTGTACAAAGATTAGGATATCCTCTTGTAGACATTGAATTACAAGATATAAATCTTTATTCTTGTTTTGAAGAAGCCACAAGTGAATATGGTTCTCAAGTATATAATGCTACAATAGTATATAATTTTGGCTCTTTAATAAATACAATAACAGGATCTGTAGATCAAACCTTAAATAATATAGTAATAGATTCAAATTATGGAACTAGTGCTGGTGGGGGAGCATCTCAAGAAGCTGCAGGTTCAACAGGTAATGCAGGAACTTCTCCAACAAAAGGTAGAACATTTTCTGGTTCTATAGCTATGAAAGCAGGTCAACAAAATTATGATTTATATGATACTAATGCTAATTCAACAGTAGCAGGTTTAACAGATGCTTCAGGAGCTTCAATAACTGGTAGTGTTTCTATAACAAGAATTTATCATGAAGCTCCAGCAGCAATCAATAGATATTTTGATCCTTACGCAGGTACAGGTACGGGTATACAATCATTAATGCAGTCATTTGGATTTGGTAATTATTCACCAGGTGTAAATTTTATGTTAATGCCTCTATATTTTGATATTTTAAAATTACAAGCAATTGAATTTAATGATCAAATTAGAAAATCAGCATATCATTTTGAATTAGAAAGTGGTAGATATTTAAAAATATTCCCTATACCAACAGGTAATTATACACTTTGGTATGAATTTAAAAATTCTCACAACCCAAATACAGGAGCTACTGGTCCTTCTGTAACTGAAGATGATAGTGGTAATCAAAAACCCTTAGATAGAGTTACAAATATATCTAATGCTAATTACACAGCACCAATTTATGCTTATATAAATGAACCTGGTAGACAATGGATTAGAAAATATTGTTTAGCATTAGCAAAAGAAATGTTAGGAAGTGTAAGAGGTAAATATCAAACAATACCCATTCCTGGTTCAGACACAACTTTAGATTATAGTAGATTATTATCTGAAGCACAAGCAGAAAAAGATAAATTAATTGAAACTTTAAGAACAGATTTAGAATTAACTAGTAAAGAAAAACAATTAGAAAGAGAAGCTTCTGAAAAAGACTTTAGAAAAGCAGCAGCAGGTAATGATCCTGTTTTTATTTATATAGGGTAATGATTAAATTAACAAACATATTAGCAGAAATATTAAATACTTACCAAGTAGAAGCTTATTTATTAACTGATCCTGAATTTAATATTACAGATGTATTAGATCAAATTAGAGCAATAAGAAAAGTAACTATTGTAAGAAATATTACTCCTGAAGAATATTTACAAAGACCAAATGTTGAATATACTTTGGTGTCAATTAAATTTATAACAAGAGGAGATGCTAAACAAGATTTAGAACAATTAAAACAAGACATATTAACATCTGATAGATCTAAAACAGATTTAAGAGTACCAGGTGTTAAATCATTTAAATATAAAATAGAAACCTTAAGAAGACTGTAATGGCATTATTTGGAAAAAATAGAGACATAAATTTGTTCCATACTATAAACAGTGAACTTTTAAAGGACATAATACAAACAGAAATTGCGTATTATAAATTTGCTTTAGAACAAACACAAGCTAATGTTTATGGTGAGTCTATGGGTAAAAATTATTATGAACCCATGAAAATCGCATGTTTAATTAATAGAACAGATCAAGCATGGTCATCTAACGAGTTTGGTTCTGATATTAATCAAAATATTGGTTTTCAGTTTTTAAAAGAAGAATTATTAAATATAAACTTAATACCTGAAGTAGGAGATATATTGCTTTTTAGAAATAACTTTTATGAAGTAGATAGTAAAGTAGAAAATCAACTTATAATGGGTAGAGATAAAGATTATGCTATATCTAAGGAAACAATAAATCATGGAGAAAGCTTTTCTATATTAGTTAATACTCATATATCAAGAGTAGAAAAATTAAATTTAATACCTTTAAGGGGAGGAAAATACCCAACAACTACCCAAGTAGATGGAGGAAATGCAAATAAAGTAGGAAGATTATAAAATGGCAGATAGAAAAAGAATAGATCCTAGAAGACCAATTCCATCAAGTGGATATGATCGTTTACGTGATAATTTATCATCAGGTTTTGCTGATGGATTTCCTGTAAAAAAAGGATCATTTCCTAATGTAGATAATAGACCAAGCATAAATAAAGGAAGATTAACTTCAAGAAAAGACGACACAGTACAAGATGTATCAATTGGTTTACAAGACCACGATGAAGCAATAATGTATTATTTTAATAATGTTATTAAACCTTCAGTTATTGTACAAGGAAATAGAACACCAGTTCCTATAATATATGGTGCTCCTGAAAGATGGAAAGGAGTTCAAAAAGATGGATATTTTAGAGATAAAGAAGGTAAACTTCAAACACCTCTTATAATGTTTAAAAGAGATAGTGTTGAAAAAAGAAGAGATCTTGGAAATAAATTAGATGGAAATAATCCTCAGTTATATTATACATTTCAAGAAAAATATACTAAAAAAAATCGATATGATAATTTTAATATATTACAAAATTCAAAACCTCAAAAAGAATTTCATACTGTTGTAATTCCTGATTTTATTAAATTACAATATACTTGTATAATATGGTGTGATTATGTAGCTCAAATGAATAAATTAATTGAAACAATAAATTATGCATCTGATTCATATTGGGGAGATAAAGAAAAATTTAAATTTAATGCACAAATAGATACTTATAATAATACAACAGAAATATCTCAAGGAGAAAATAGAGTTGTAAAAACTAACTTTGGTTTAACTCTTCAAGGGTATTTAGTACCAGATAGTTTAAATAAAGATTTAGCTAAAAAACCACAAAAATTCTTTAGTAAATCTAGAGTAGTATTTAATAGTGAACTTATAGTTACACCAACAGGAGAACCACTAACAAGAGAACAAGTTAGAGGAGCACCTGTAACAACAAATATACAACAAATAGGAACAGGAGTAGGTTATCAAATATTAGAAGAATCAAATCAAATAGGATAAAATGGCAAAACAAAATAAAACAACATTAAAAGGGTATTTCGAAACAGGAGATGTACCTAACCAAAACCAATATGGAGAACTTATAGATTCTCAATTAAATTTAGCTGAAACAGGAACTCAAACATCAGCAGGAATAATAAGTGCTTCTGGTTTTATTTCTAATGATAATTTAATAGTAAAAGGATATATAAGTGCAAGTGGACATATAAGTGCAAGTGCAATAAGTGCATCAAGTAATATAAATATAGGAGGAAAAATAACAGGACTAACAGGTTCATTTGGCCATATAATGGGAAACTTAGCTGATGGTACTGGTTCTATTTTTATTAATGATAATACAACTTTTAAACAAACTATAACAGCTTCAAGTAATATAAGTGCAAGTGGACATATTTCATGTTCAGGTTTAATAATAGGGGGATCAGAAATAAGAGCATTTAAAGGTAATATAACTGCAAGTGGAACTATTACTGCAGTTGGAGGTATTATAGGGCCTATAACCTCAACAGGAATTACATCTACAGGACCGGGAGTATTTACTACTATAGACACAGGTCAAGGAGCTACTGAAGTTCATTTAATGGATCAAAATGTAAGAGAAGCTGACGCAGTGACTTTTGCAACAGTAGACACAGGTCAAGGTGCAAATGAATTATATGATATGGATCAAAATGTTACAACAACTGCTACACCAACATTTGCAGCTTTAAATATTGGTAAAGTTGCAAAAGGAGGTATTGGGACTTATGGAGGAACTATTGTTGTACCTTCAGGTGGTAAAGCATTTACATTTACATTAACAGGTATCTCAACAATTCCAGGTATTAATTCTGGTCAAATTTCAAAATCAGCACCTACCTTAATTCAAAATGCAAGTGTGGAAGCTACTGATGCTGTTTTAATTAATTGTATAAACCAACAATTATCAGTAACAGCGTTTGGTCAATCAACAGCTGCTGATGCAGGTACTCCTGGTTTTTATATAAATTTATCTAATGATTCCCATCTAGACTTTACAGCAGGAACGGCACAATTTACTGTAGTAGTTTTATAATAAATGGCAACATTAATAAAATGGAACACAGCTAATTTTACTTGGAATAATAATTCTTTTACATGGGAAGATGTAGTATTAGTAAGAAGAGCAGCAGGAGAAGATTGGAATACATGGAAAAAAGAGGACAAACAAAAATTAGTAAAATTAATTTTAAAAATCCATGGAAACACAATAACAGAATCTAAAAAAATAGAAATCAAACAATATAAAATCAAAGCAAAAGATATAAGAATAGTAGTCAAAGAAGTATTAGGAACCCAAATGATCGCTGAAAACGTATCCTTTTAATATTTATAAAATATGTATAAATTATTTACAGACAAAACAGAACTTTTCGAATGTAGTATATCACTACAAGGTGCAAGTTTAAAAAAATCTAAAGCAAGATTAGTAGTAGAAACTCAAGATTATTCATTATTATTTAATGGAACTATTTCTAAAGGGGGTAAATGTGAAATTCCTATTAAAAAATTAAAAGGTTTAATAGATGAAGACACAACAGGTAATATCCGTTTAGAAGTTATTGCAGAAGATACCTTTTTTACACCGTGGGAATCAGATTTTGAAGTAGAAACAAGTAAAAAAGTAACTGTTGAAGTTAAATCACAAACAACTAAAAAACCTATATTAGAAGCTAAAGTAAAGGTAAAAGTTAAAAATGAAAAACCAACAATTACTGAGAAAGATCACGTTTTAAATTTATTTAAACTTTTAATAAAAGACGATATAAACGTAGATAATATTTCTTATAAGCGTAACGCACTAAACAATATAGTAGCAACGTATCTACAAGAAAATCACGTAAAAAATACAAGTAAAATAATAGATGGTGTATTAAAGGTTCTCGAAAAACAAAAATAAAATGGTTATAAATGGCGTTAAACGACTTTACAGGACAAAACATACAGGACACTTATAAAAAGTTAGTCCAAACAGAAGGTAATTTATTTGCTGATGGTACAGGTTCAATTCTTCAAATAATCACATCAGATCAAACAAGCAGTATGACTGTAGCTACTGCATCTTTTGCTATATCAGCATCTCATGAGATTACTTATGAATTATCTTCTTCATACGCAGAAATAGCAGACGCATTAACACCTGGTATTAACATTGACGTTAGTAATATAACATCCTCAGGCGACATAAGTGCAAGTGGTGATGTATATGCATCTAATCTTATACTACCTCCTAATGGTGAAATAGCACCAAGCATTAATCATGGAACTATAAAGTTTATGACTAAACCACCAGGAACTACTAACAATGGTGAGACGCTAACAATCGGTCAGGATTTAATAGAATTCAAAGCTACTCCTGCACAAACTACCCCTTTACATAGTTATCTAAAACTCCAACCTGTTGATAGCGGTCAAGATGTAATTACATTTAATGATGGACAAAATGATATAGATTTTGTTATTAAAGGAGTAAATGAAAAAACATTCCAATTAAATGCTGAACATGATATGTTTGCTAGTAGAAATCATTTTGGTATTGCTTCTGGTAGTAAAAAATGGCCAACTAGTGATTATACAGTAAACGGAACACCTGACAAACAACTAATGGTTAATGGATTAACGCACTTAACAGGTAGCGTTGAAATAATAGGCCCCATCACTACAAATATAACAGCTTCAGGAAATCTAACAGTATCAGGTAATATAAGTTCAAGTGGATATATAACAGCAGATAGAGTATATCTTAGAGGTGAAGATAGTACTACAGATTATTTATCACATAATGAAACAGGATTATTTTACAAAGGTAGTGCAAAAATAGCAGGAAACATAACAGCCTCAGGTAATATAAGTGCAAGTGGTGATATAACAGCAAATAATATAACAGCTTCAGGAAATCTAACAGTATCAGGTAATATAAGTTCAAGTGGAGATTTTTATCTTGAATCTGATAAATTTATTATGTTCGCTGGTGAAAATAATTTAAACACTTCTATTCGTGAAAACGGTGGAAATTTAAATATTCAAGCAGATGGTCATATAAATGTACATCCTGATAATGATTTTAGAATCTATAGTGGTTCTACACTTTATGCAACATTTGATGGTGAGACTCAAGGATTACAATTAGGTTCAACCAATGTAACCCCACCAGAAACCCTAACAGTAGAAGGTAATATAAGTGCAAGTGGTGATTTAATAGTAAGTAATATTAATGGAACAATAAATGGAGGAAATTTTTAAATATTTATAACAGAATAAAACAAATATGGCAAGTACAATAATATTAAAAAACGGAACAGGTTCAGCAATACCAAGTACATTAATACATGGAGAACCAGCAATTAATGTAAACACAGGATTATTTTATTATGGTTCTGGTTCAGCAGGCATTGTAAAAACCCTT